CCGCTGCTACCACTTGTTTTATCACTACTGCTTGTACCACTTGTACCTGTGCTACCACTTGTACCACTACTACCGCTTGTACCGCTGCTACCGCTTGTTTGTGATGCGCCTGATGTAGTCACGGCACCACTACTACCACTTGTACCACTGCTACCACTTGTTTTATCACTACTGCTTGTACCACTTGTACCTGTACTACCGCTTGTACCGCTACTTCCGCTTGTACCACTGCTACCACTTGACTGTGAAGAACCTGCTGTGGTTGTTGCACCGCTAGTACCACTGCTACCGCTACTGCCGCTTGTTTTATCACTACTACTTGTACCACTTGTACCAGCACTACCACTTGTACCGCTACTTCCACTTGTACCGCTACTACCACTTATTTGTGAGGTGCCATCCGTTGTAGTTGCACCGCTAGTACCACTGCTACCGCTACTACCGCTCGTTTTATCACTACTGCTTGTACCACTTGTACCAGCACTACCACTTGTACCGCTACTTCCACTTGTACCACTGCTACCACTTATTTGTGAGGTGCCATCCGTTGTAGTTGTACCGCTACTACCACTTGTACCACTGCTACCGCTTGTTTTGCTTATGGTACTTGTACCGGTAGTACCCGCACTACCACTTGTACCACTACTTCCACTTGTACCACTACTACCACTGTTATTACTAATTCCGCTTGTGCCGTTATTACCACTACTACCACTTGTACCGCTTGTACCGGCGCTACCATTTGTACCGCTGCTACCACCGGTGCCGTTACTACCGTTTGTACCACTTTCACCGGTAGTACCACTTGTACCACTTGATCCAGGAATTCCTCCACTTAATCCACTTGTACCACTACTACCGGCTGTACCTGAAGTTCCGCCTGTACCGCTTAATCCGGTTGTACCCGAACTTCCATTTGTACCACTACTTCCGCTTGTACCTGATGTACCACTACTACCTGAACTACCACTAGTAGCGGAACTTCCACTTGTTCCACTTGAACCACTGCTAGCAGAAACTCCACTGGTACCGCTACTACCGGATGTACCTGATGTACCAGCTGTTCCGCTAGTACTTGATCCACTGCTGCCGGATGTACCTGAAAATGTTGTTGGTGTGCTGTTAGCTACTGCATATCCACATGATGGTGTAGAAAATGTAATTTCAGCTGTATTTTCGTCAAGCAATTCAATTGTTTCTGGTATTAATTGATTAAAATTTTCATCATAAACTTGAATGAGAGCTAACTTACTACCTAGATTGTGGTTAAAAGTCCATGTAGTTAGTGGATTATCACAAGGAAATGCTTTACCTGTAGAAAAAGTATTACCACCTGATTTACAATTAATTTCAGCTTGTAGAGCTTCTATTATTTTAAGAAATGGTTTTAGACTAGCATCATTTACACTGGATCTAGCTTTCTTATAGTCTTTTATTGCGTTTGTTAATACACAAGCGCTTGGTGGACATGTATTATGATTACAACTTGCCATTTGTTATAAATATCAGATAATCGTTGATTAGAAAAACATTATATTTTTTATATATAATACTAAAAAGAAATACCCCACCCATATTATTGAGTGGGGTATATTGTTTATTTCATATTATTTATTCTCAAGTGTAGTTATTCTAGATTCCATATCATTACACTTTTTAAGGATTAAAAAGACTTATAGGAACTCTTCTCCATTCACCTTGACTGTAAATGTAAAAATAATTACCGTCATAACTCATCCATCCATCTTGACCATAATCACTTGATTGATATGGTACTTGGTGATAAAATTTATCTGGGAATCTTTGAAATATTCTAAACGCTGTATTTATTGGTCTTCTATTAGCCGTGGTATATATCGGATTGCCATTACAATCATAACCGCTGATATAAGTTTGTGCAGCATAATCATAATCAAACGTATTTATTTCACGTTTTAACCAACCGGCTGGATATTGATATACATAAATATATTTAGCATCATATGCTAACCAACCATTTTCACCGTAATCTGTTTGAGATTTTGGTGCTGGGTGAAACATAGTTTTTATAATATTTCCAGGCTCAATTTTATTATAACCATCGTTATTTGTAACAACGTTAGGTTTAGACTGCATCGTTCCTTGGCCAGTTACATCAACATAATCCGATGGTTTGTCTTTTAAATTACTATTATCTTGATTTTGAACTGCATCTATATTTTGTTTAATGGCCAACATTTCTGCCGTTGAAGAAACTGCATTTTCTTGTAGTACGACCTTACGAACCGTAAACATTTTAGAAGTAGTGTTTTTAATACCACTCATACTAGTTGTATAGTTTTCGTTTAATAAATATGCGTGTACATTTAAATCGAATGTAGTCTTTACATTACGGTCTTCACCTTCGTTAACTTCTTGTTCGACGCTGTAACTATCTACTCTAGCTCTAAATTTAAATCTTTCACGATCACCCCAGTAATCTTTAGCCGCATAATTTATTTGTTCCAACAACTTATTGTTTTGATCCACGTAATCAGTCCATATAATACACTCATATGTTATGTTTACATGTACCGGTAAAGAAACGTTGTAAATTTGTTTTGTTGGTTTGCTGGGAAATAATCCTTTAGTCATCAAATCAAAACGATCATACTTATTCTTTTCAGAATAGTTCATTATAGTTTGATATGTTAAATAACGATTAAATGTAGCTAAATCTTTGTTGTTTTCTACATTTTTTCTACGAATCATCATCGCTGGCAATAATATTTTGCCTTGATTATCTCTTATACCACCGTATTTTTTTACAGCGAACCATCTTTCTGGATTGCCATAAATAACTGGTACTGCAATTGTTTCTCCGTTATCATTTACTTGTAACTTTAATTGAGTTTCTAAGGTACTCATTATTGCAGTATCAACATCTAACAATGTAATAGTTAGATTTTTTTCTTTATCTGTATCACGACGTACTGCGTTTGCACGATTATAATACTTTTTTACATCCGATTGAGCAGATCCCTTTTCAATTGGATTGGGAGAGTTATTCGGATTATTTACGTTGTTTGGTCCCCATGCCATATATTATGTTTGTCTTTCTACGAGATTCAACTTGCTTAGTCTTGTATAGTGAGTATTTACAATTAAACTCCAAGACTTATCTGGATGACCGCCTAAAAATTGTTCTTGTACAACATTATCAACTTCGTAATAACGTTCGTTGTAAAGAACCAAGTCGCCGATTTCAGGAAAGAAATTTGTAATAATACAATCACGTTCTCTAAATCTATAAACAATGTCCTGTTTTCTATCAGGACCAAAACCTTGATTTTCAGCATTTATATCTTCACGTTGAATCAACGCTGTTAGATTAATACCTGGATAAAATACTTTACCTTTATCACTACTACTTTCGCCATATATGTTTACAACAGTTTCATATGTAGCAATCTTAAATACTTGAACTACACATTCAATAATATCACCCATCAATTCAGCATTCAAAGAACTCAACATGTTGATATCTCTTGGAGAAAAATATCTACCTGGCGAATAATTTGGATTGTAAATACCAATATCTTTTCTACCATTTGTCCAATATTGTGGAAAAGCTGGATTTTGTTTTGGATATTGTGGGGTGGTTGGCGCTGCCATAATTATCCTATGTAAATGTGTAGTGGTACTCTAGCAAGCATTTTCTGCATTTCTTCACCTTCTTTGCCCTTATTTTCTAATTGAGTAACGCGTAGAGTTTTCTCCAACATATCTCTCAATTTTTCAAGTAGAGCATCTTTTTCTTCCTTAGCTTCAGCACGTAATTCTGCACCATCAAGAGTAACTTCTCCACCGGGAATTGGAACGGTTGTATACTTTTGAAGAATACGTCCCAATGTTTCTTTACAAAGTGCTAGAAAATACTTTTTAATCCACTGTTTGCCCGGCTGATTTATTTTACAATATGTACAATACTCATAAGGCACATCGCTTGGATCGCTGATATATTCATAACGTGAACCACTGAAGAAGTTGGTAATATCACGTTCACTTTCAACGATATAATCTATGTAAACTCTGAAACTGTCTGTTGGAATTGGAAAAATTCTCAACTTGTTATTTCCTAAAATTTCAAAGCTATAAGCACTCTTACGAACCATATCATTGAATTCGATAGCTTGTACACGTTCCAAATCTTCAAAGATAGGAGTCATTAAGAATTGTGTTGCTGGACTATAAGCACTAAAACCCATTTCACTAAGTACGTTACTATAACTCATACCTGTCATACTGAACGGATCATAAATACGAGCAATAGCAGGTGGTCTATAATGAAATACTCTTTTAACTTCAATACGAGAACTGGTTAAATGTTCAATATCTTGGCCAATCAATATATTTAGATCATATACTTGATTTGTATTTGCAGGAGCAGCACTGCCTGTAACGTTGATGTAATTACGTTTTACTTCATATTCACCACCAACAAGTGCTTCTGCACCATATTGTTTGCTTAGTTGTACAACATAAGGCAAACCTGTACTTTTCATTGCCAACCCAGTTAGATTGTCATATTTGCTTTGTGGCAAACCTTGAAGACTAACAAGATTGTTTACGATATTAAATTCGTTAATTACACGATTATATTCTAGTGTAGCTTCTTCAAAACAAGCGTAAAAATTTACATCGATCATTTCAATATCGATGATTGGATAACCGAGACGTTTAGCTGCCCACATTGCACTGCTACTACAGTCATTTTCGAATGTGGTTTCTCCAGCTGTACAAGTTTCGTTTAAATAGTAACCAAAGGGTACACTTCCACTGTTGACAGCGCTACCGCTGCCTGGCCACCTTACTCTATCTTGATCTAGATTTGCACTCATTAATTATAAATATCTCTCTAGTGAGATAATACAATATAATTAGTGAATAAGTAACCAAGTTCCAACTACATCTGCTCTATTTGCACTTTCGTCGCCGTCACCTGGTTTTACTATGACGTTCAACTTTGGTTCTTTTCCAATTGGAATTACCTTCATTTCGTCATATGTAACTATAGTGTCTTTTGGAACGCCATATTTAGCAGACAATTTATCCTTCAAAATGTCTATAGCTTCAGGAGACTTAAATTGAATCTTACCGTCTTTATCTTTTATCAATTTACCCTTGTCATCTTTTAGAATCAAATCGGTAAACATTGGTTTTGGAACTACAGTAGAATGCTTAGTAGTCTTGGGTTGTATTTGTTTTTCTTGTTCTGGAGTAGCACCCATACTAAAATTCATTTTAAAATTGTCAGGTTTATTTCCAGTCGCTACGTTTGCCATTTTTGTGTAAGCATAAAAATCAACTTGAGGAAATTTTCTAGCAACACTATAAGCTAAATCAACATAATCAGGACTAAAGAAGTCTCCAGCATCGTGCCATCTAATCACTACTTTAGCACCCTTTTTAGCAAATTTATCCACCTCTGTTTGAATTTCAGACTCTAATTTTGCTTTGAATCCTTGTGGGTCGTTTAACAAGAAATTTAATACTTTGGTTTGTGACATCGAACTAGCTTTCCATTGTACATAACCACCTTTCTTAGCGTAACAATATACCTTACACGCACCTGCTCCAGGACATGTATCTACCACAATAAAATCACCTGTCTTTTCATTTACTGCCAATCCCTTTAAAGCTGGTAAACCGATATTATAATATTGTGCTGTTTCGCCACCGCTGTGAGTAATCTTTTCGTTTTGTTTTAACAACTTTGTAGGACGAGTAATAATTGCTGCTTTTAATTTATCAAGATCAAATTTACGATCTTGTTCATCTTTAATTTCAATATTACCTCTGTGTACATAAGGCATCGTGTACTTATCCATCTTTGTCTTTTTACCAGCAGCGGTTTTTGCAAGATAATCTTGCATCTCATCTGGTGTTAATGGGCGAGTCATAGCGCCCAACATATCAGCTTCCTCTAGTCCAGATGAATTTACGAACTGATCCAGTGTTTGTATACTATCAGCAGGCAATCCCAATCCCTCATACATTTTTACTTCGGTTAATAAATCTATAAATTTCATATATGTTTTGTTATTTTTACTTTTAAATTACCCGTGCCTTTTATTACACGGTGATATGTTTCTTTTGGTATAAATATTGACTCTTTAAGTAATATTGGTAAATTATTGTCTAATTGAACTTGCCAATCAGTATTTTGTACAACTTCAATAGTTCTATCTTCACGATCAATATGCCATTCTAGTTCGTGAGTATCCACATCAGCACTAAATTCTCTTATATACTGATTATTGCCCAACGATTTTTCTATGAATGGCAAACTCATCTTACCAGTACTTACCTCTGCCCTTATTGCCTAAACTACGAATACGATGACTACGACAACTCCAATAACCAGCTGTTGTACGATCTTTCTTTTGACTACATCTGTGTCTGGCCGCAAAACTTTTACGTCGAGCAGCACTGCGTCCTCTTACTCTCAAATTGGGATCTCCAAATGTAACTTTTTTAATTTTGCCACTTTTTGATTTTACATATACCGCATACTTCTTTGGTCCGCCCGGTGTTCTAACTGGTCTGTTAAGAGTAACATTTCTGCCACGATGTTTAGCTTCCATCAACAAATCTTCTTCTACTTCAATAGGTGCATCCAAATAAACTTCTCTATCTTCGAAGAGTTCTTTCTTACCAAGATTACTCTCCACCAATTCAGCGTCTGGATCACATAATTCAATTTGGTTGTTGAAATATAAAGTACGAACCTCTTCCAACAACTCAAAGTAACTATCACTATAAGTTCTAAAAATGTTTTCACTTAGGGGTATTTGTTTTTCAATGTGATATTTTAGATTGTCACTAATTGCTATATTTTGCAATAAATGCATCGGACAAAGTTCTTCATTTTCAATTAAATCGCCTAGTTTAATCATATTTATAAATATGAAGAAGTTATCTTATATTATAACAATATTGTTGTCGTTTTTTGTATTGAGTTGCGCAACGGTTCCTCCAGCAAAACCAACCGATGATAATCAGAAAAAACTTGCTAAAGAAGAAAAGAAGGTCGAAAACACAATCGACGATCTTGATAAAAATAACAAACAGAAAAAAATACAAACTGCTACTTTAGCCGCCGGCATTCAACATTCACTAAGTGCCGTAACAAATCCTCCAAGTCAAGTTAAAACAGCTAAAGATCTGAATGAACGTGTTATTTCTATAGTAGGTACACCACACATAGATGAACTTAATAAAGTTAAACAAATGGTAGACTTATTAAATTCAGCCGTGGTTGAAGAACGTAAACGTGGCGAGAAAATGTTAGCAGAAAAGGATGAAATTATAAATAAATTACAAAAAGAAACATCTGAGTTAAAAGAACAATATGATAATCAGATGTGGGACATGAACGAAAAAGCTAAAGAAGTAGCTAAACAAGCGGATGCAAATAAAGCAACTTTGGATGGTATGAGTGGTATGTTTGGTCTTAATGCTGTAATATGGGGAATGAAAAAATTCTTCTTTAGTGCATTAACCGGCATAATAATATTTGGAGTTATATTCTTAGTATTAAGAGTACTATCTATGGTCAATCCAGTTGCTGGAGCAGCATTTAGTATATTTAATATGTTTGGCTCTATGGTTTTAAGTTTGATTAAAGGATTAACACCAAAAGCCTTTGAAATGGCCAATTTTGCTTCAAGAGATACGGTAGATGAGTATAAATCGCCACTTACCAAAATTGTTGACGTAATACAAGAATTAAAAGAAAAACAAAAAGATGCGCCTGATAGAACATATTCATTGGAAGAAGTTCTTAAGAGATTTGACAAAGAATTCGATAGTCACGAAAAGGATCTAATTAATGATATTTTAGTTGAATTAAAATGGAAACGATAATATTGTATAAGTGTTATGGAACAATTACTAGCACATTTGGTGTCAGATTATTATCTTCAATCTGATTGGATGGCTCTAAATAAAAATAAACGAACAATTCCTTGTTTAGTTCATTGTTTAACTTATACATTACCATTTATATTATTAACACATAATATATTAGCTCTTTTCTTGATATTCTTCACACATTTTATTCAAGATAGATGGTGTATTATTAAATACTTCGTGTGGTACAAAAATCGTATAGGTCCAGACTGGTCATATCCATCGTATGACAAATGCAAAGTTACAGGCTATTATGATGATTGGAATAATGATTGTACTACAGCTAGACCCAAATTTATTACCACTTGGTTATATATTATTAGTGACAACACTTATCATCTACTTTGTAACTTTTTTATTCTGAAATACATCATTTGATATTTATTAATATATTTGTTATGACTTTCTACTTGTTTTGATGTTGGTAGTATTTAGTAGTAAAAGTCAATATAAATATGGAAACAAACTCAGTACATGTAATATCAGAAAAGGTATTAGAATCAACCGCACAAGATTTAACGGGCAAATATGTCTGGTTGTTTATAGCAGGAGTGATTGCATTGATGTTTAAATCGAGTATTGAAAAGTTTGCAGCAGCACTTTTCATGTTTATCGGCAGTGATTACAAAGAAGATGATGTTGTATTCATAGATGGTAAACCAGGTCGTATTGTAAGAGTTGGTTTAACCAAAACCGTATTCTTTATATACGATGTAGTTGATGGTAAAGTTGTGGGCGGTAGTAAATTAGTTATCCAAAACGAAAGATTATCTGGTTTGAATATTGAAAAACCATTACCTCAATTGGATTTGTCTCGTTTCAAAAAAGACTAATTTATTAACTATGCCAATTAATATTTTTACCCTTATTAGAAGAGGTCTATACGACAACGTTTACAATTGTATAGAACGTGATAAAGTAAATGTTAACCAACGAGACGATGATACAGGTAATCCTCCTCTTATTGTCGCTGTTGAAGAAAATCAAAAAGAAATAGTAACTTTATTACTAAATCATGGCGCCGATCCTAATATTACTGATTGGACAGGTAAAAATACTGCATTAGATATTGCAGAACAAAAAAACCACATTGCTTTAATAGAAATTTTACAGAAAAAAGGCGCGAGATATGGCAGCGGAAGCAGTTTTCATTTGGCTGCAAAAAATGGTGATATTGTTTCTGTAGAAGAAATGCTCAACAAAGGTCATACTCTTAATGAGGTGGACGCTGCAAAAGGATGGACTGCTTTACACTACGCTGTTCATTATGGACAAAAACATCTTGTCGAGTATTTAATTGTTCGTGGTGTAGATGTTAACGCTAAAGATTTCTTAGGTAAGAACAATCCGATTGATGTTCTCGCGTTGGGTAACCGAGGAGAAATTGTCAGAATATTAGTAAAAGCAGGAGCTAAATCTGCCTATGGATCAAGCATCCATTTTTGCGCTGAAACGGGTGATTTTGCGGGTGTTCAAAAATTCTATGATGTTGATGGTAAAATCAATGGAAGAGACGATAAAAATGGATGGATGCCTATTCATTATGCTGTTAATGCTGGTGATATTGAAATGGTAGAATACCTAATTTGTTTAGGCGCAAATGTAAATGGTGCGGATTTTAAAGGAGAAATAGCTCCATTAGACTTGGCAATAAAAACAGGTAATGTAAAAATGCAAGCCTTATTACAAGCCAAGGGTGGTACCAGAAAAAAGAAAGTAGAAACTGGCGGTAGTGGGCCTGATACATATATTGATGTATCGGTCGTTCTTAAAGATGAAATGCGTAGATATTTTGAACGCAGAGAACGTGAAGAAGCTCGTCTCAAAAAGATTCAAGAAGAAGAAGAACAAAAAAATAAAAATGTAAAAAATAAAGAAAAGAAAACAATTAACTGGCAAGACTTTTTGAAAAGTAAAAACAAACCAGCGGAAGAAATAAAAGCTGTAGAAGAAAGAAAACCAGATCCACCAAAACCTCCCAAAAAGATAATCAAACAAGTCGAGGTTATTGAGGCTGAAGTTAAATCAAGTCGTCTTGAGTTGGATGTAATACAACCAGGCTATATCTTCTTTATGGATATTGTTGGATATAGCAAAAAAACAACAGAAGAACAAAGAAAGTGTTTTAAAGATTTAGCTGAAATTGTTAAAGGTACAATACAATTCAAAACTGCAAACGCTTTAGAAAAACTTATTGTACTACCAACCGGCGATGGAATGATACTTGGATTTTTTACTTATTTAGAAGATGCAATTAATTGTGGTATCACGGTAGCAAAAGCAGTAAAAAACAGACCTGACTTACAAATGAGAATGGGTATCCACTGGGGAGATGTATGTCCACTAGAAGATATTAATGGCAACCTTAATATTAGTGGTGATGGAATTAATTATGCACAAAGAGTCATGGATTCTGGGGAAGCTAATCATTTATTAGTAAGTGCGGATGTTATACTTAAATATGATAGACCACAATATGTTTTAGTGCAAGATTTAGGAGATGTAGTAGTTAAACATGGTGTCGTAATGCATCTATATAGTTTATATGGTAGTGATTTTGGTAATAAAGAGTTTCCATCCACAAGAGTTAAAAAAATAGAACCATTAAATAATAAACAACTATGAAAATGATGCCTTTGGTCAGACAATATCATCCAGACATAACAAATACTGATTTGGATGTATATAAAGTACAAAATAAAATAATTGCAAGAGAAGAGTCAGTTCATCATCCAGACCCATTTCAAATAACTGATAGGTTTGGGGTAGATGAAATAAATCAAACAAAAATAAAAATTGTAGTTTATAATTCTAGGGGGTTATTTTATATATTATAGCTTGACACTCCGAATTGTATTGTTATAATCAAATAATGTCGGAGTATTGTGATACATCTCAAATTTTTTTAAAAAGTATCAATAAGAATGTTGCAAGAACACTTATTGAGAAGAATCACTATACACATAAATGGAGTCTATGTACTGTAGCTTATGGAGTTTATTATAAAGAATATATAGAAAGTACATTCTTTGGTGGTTTTAACGAAAGATTAATAGGTGTATTAGTATATGGAAATGCCGTGGGTAGAAACGCTAGTACCAGTATATCTCCACTACTTACTAATAACAATGTGTTGGAATTAACACGACTGTGGATTGCCGATGGTTACGGTAAAAATATAGAAAGCTATTGTATAGCTGAAAGTTTCAGATTGTTAAATATAGAACATCCCTACATAAAATGTATTCTTAGTTATGCTGACAGTGAAGTTGGACATAAAGGTACAATCTATCAAGCTACAGGCTTTCTCTTTCAAGGCGATAATTATGTCGATGTGGCACTAATGCCTAACTATAGTGTTAGTTTAGATGGTCCCCCGAATTATAAATGGATACACAGTAGAAGTGTATATGCTAAGTGGAAAACACATAGTGTAGATAAACTAAAAGAACGTATAGGTAGAACATTTTGGCGTAAACGTGAAAGTGGCAAGTATCGTTATATCAAATTTATTAGCAACAAGATAGAGAACAAGAAACTTGTCAAATCACTAAAACATAAAGTTCTTGATTACCCCAAAAATGCTTCATTCAAAGAAGAAGTTCAAGAAATAGTTGTACAAAACACCAATCAATTTTTTGAATAAAAAACCCCCTACCTTTCGGTAGAGGGTTTGATTTAACTTACTAATCGTTCAGATTATACAGTGTCTAGATCACCGATGATGACCTTACCGTAGAACTCTGGACGTACTACCTTCTTAGCGTAGCGGGTCATTACACCTCTACGTGGTGTGAAGTTCACTGGATCATAGACCAATGGAGTTTGGATTAGTGGGATATATGGAGCATATACAGCACCGGTTTCTAGGAAGTTGTTTCCACGGAAACCAACCAATACAACGTTATCGGTCATATATGGGTTCTTGTAAACTTGGAAGCGACTTGCGAAGCTACCAACACGGCTTACGCCCATTGCGAACTTAGCTTGATCACCGTCAGTGTTTACAACATATCCTGGGATTGATTCCAAGATGGTTGCTACGTCTGGACTTACGACCAAGAAGTTAGCACCACCACGGAGGGTCAATTTTTGGATTGTGTTAGATACCTTTTGAATCTTGTTACCAAGAGTTTGGAACCAGGTGCTCTTTACGTAAGCAGTACGGTTTGGTGAACTGTTTGCATTACGTGTGAAGATTGCTTCACCGGTTGTTGCGTTGATTGCCTTGCTGAATTCAACACCGATTTGGGCGGACCAAGCTTCGGTTGTTTGACCTTCAACGGATTCGTTCAACATGTCTAGGATTTCGAGATCGATTTCCATAGATACATATTCACTCAATAGAGCAGTCAATTCTGCTTCTGCATCAATAGAGTGATATGCGTTCAAGTCTTGAGCCAATTCTGGGGTCCAGACTGCCTTCAACTTACGGGTCTTAGCAACGATTGGTTCGCTGTTTAGTACCAAGTTTACTTCTGGGATACTGATATCAGTATCGATGCTTTGTGTAGCAACGTTACCTTGTGTACCAGAACCTTCACCTGAAGTCTTACCAGCTTCGAAATCACCACGTAGGTTATCGGTAGGTTGTAGACTATAGATCAACTTAACATTGCTTGCTACACCGCCGATAGCGCTGTTAGAAGCAGAAACAATGTAAACTGTTTGATAGAATGGAGTATTTAAACTACCAGTGTTGATTGCCTTGCTGTAGGTATTTAGTACCAAACCATTGCTTCTTAGAGAAGTTGGAGTGGTTGAACCAGAGATCAAGTTGAATGAACGTACTGCGTTCAAATCAACGTTGTACATGTAACCATTAGCACCGATACCACTGGTTACGTTATCACCGTGATTCAAGGTAACCTTGAACAACTTCTTAGCAACTACAGAAGCACTCAATTCAGCATCAAATTGAACGTCGTTCCATGAAGCTGTTTGAATTGTGTTACCGATTGAAGTAGCGGTTGCACTTTTAGCAAGTGTAATCAAAGAGCTACTTACTGGACGGATAGAATATGCATAAGCACCTTGACCGTATAGACCACGTACTGCTGCATCAGTTGAACCCAATTTCTTACCTGTACCACCGAACAAACTGTCGTTCAATTGCTTACCTGCACGGGTGGTCTTTGAGGTACCATTGTTCAAGTTACGCAAGTCTTGGTTTGGAGCGGTTGTACCATACTTGAAGTCTAAATAGAAAATTAGACCGGATGGTAGGTTCATTGGTTGAACGCTTACGAATTCCTTCGCAGCGATTTCAGCGAACACACGGCGAACCAATGGAAGAGCTACGCCAGCCCATTGTTCAGAACTGGTAGAAGTACCAGTTGTGGTTGCTTCGTCAAGCAATTGTTTTGCTTGGTTTTCCAATAGGATTGACATGTGTGCTTTTTCAACACCTTGGCAACCTTCTAGGAGGCCTGTCTTTTCCCACTTGTTTTGTAGTCCACGTGTTTCTGCCATCAATTTGGCCTGTGGATTCATGTTGTTTGTCAATAGACTCTTTACGTCCATACTCATATTTTTATTTCTTTCTATTTAATTACTGTTAGGTTTTTACTCGCAAACTAATTACTTCTTGATTCCTGCGAGTTTTTGGAATCTTGAAGTCATCACTTCAGCTTGAGGTTCTACAATGGTAGAGTCAGGCTTTGTTGATGATACTGGTTTGCTTGCCAAACCTTCGGTGATAGTTTGA